GGCATGGAGGCATTCTCGGATGCCCTCGCCAGGGGGTCGCTGGGGAGTCTGAAATTCTTGGCGTGGTGGGTCGTGCAAAAAAAACTAAAATGTATTTATATATGTCCAAACGTACCAAACCAAACTCCAAAACAAACTCCTCCACCGACACTCGAAACCAAGCTTTAAATGTTCTTGTAAATCATCACCTAATAAACCAGGATGAAAAAACATTGCCTATTGGAATACACATGCCATCACCGCGATCTCCGAAACGCGAGGACAACGTGTCGTCTTCCAAGAGGAGGAAGAGGTACACACACCCCCAAGAGGAGAAAGCACGCGTATTACAACGTCACGCTAAATCAAAAATTAACACCATGCGAAAGTGGGTCGAAGCTCACCAACGTCAAGTTGTAAAAACACTGCCCATGAGACATAGGACAACTAACACTAACGAAGATCATACTTTAATCAATTATTGGATGTATATGGGTCTTAATGAATCGAACTTATTGAACAAAAAGATAAATAACTTGATTCAGTCTTTTGGAAGTGCGAAGAATGGAGCGGGATATATTTACAGGTCGTTAACCTTAACACCTAACAAGGTATCGTCAATTGAAAATAGTATGTCAATACCACACACACGACCGTCGTCGTGGACACTGAATCCAGCAATGGCTGTAGGGTGGAGTGATCCCCGACAGCAATATTCCCAGGTGGTAATATTGCGAATGAAAACCGCATCGAACGTACGTAAGCTCTTCATCGGCACTTATAGGCCACCCATAGATATGAGACCGGAACACGAAAACCCAACAAACACTTGTTATGCGTTGCAGGCCGAAGTATTGGTTGCGAAATCGAACTTCATTGTTGAACGTGCCCAGTCAGTTCCTATTTGCATGCTCACTGGTGTCACTTCGCGCGGGGTAAATCACAAGAAGTTGCCTGACTGCTGTGCCGGCAACTTAAGTCGATCTAACCGGGTCCCCGGATATACACCAGGGGTACCGTGCACCAAAAACAACCCGATGTCACAGATTCTGCTGGTCGATGTGTATCCTGTGCCGCTCACCAAACCAAACTCCTCCACCAAAACAAACTCCTCCACCAAACCAAACTCCAAAAAAACAAACTCCAAAAAACACACGCCAATCCATTCAACACAGCATTAAAAACTATTGAGGGATTGTTTCAATATGGAAACAATCGCTCAACAACTGGAAACAATCGTTGAGCCTTATTGTTTCGTGTTCTTAGTGGTTTCTTGCCTTGTGAGCTCATATCTCTATGCTAATATTTTTTTTTGTGATTAGGTGATTTTTTTGTGATTCGGTGATTTTTTTTAAATCTGTATATTATTGAAATGAAGAAGGCTGCGTTGGAGATCAAACAGTTTCTAGATCTTGAAGATCCAATTTCTAAGACACTTTTTATTTTGGGACTTGTAAATATTACAGTAGCGTTAATTACAACTTCATTAAATGCATATTCTATTGACATGGCTCTTCAGCAGTTAGTGAATCTTATGTTCATGCTTTATGTACTTTCTTGTTTCAAGAATGGTGATTGCAACATTTTTGCTTTCATTATTTCTATGTTGACCATCTCTCTTTTAGTTGCAGAAATAACACTTCGAGTTCTTTAAAATTTAATTTGTTTATAACGAATTCAAAATTATTATTTGTATACTGTAAAGATGAATAGGATTCCTGGAAAGACGGAGTGGGTTATTGAATCCCTGATGGACGACATACAGGTGAATTGCTTTTTCCTCGGATGCATTCTTGGGCTAGTTATAAACTACCCCAAACTCATTCACGGGTGCAACTCTCGTGATGTAGTACGATCAAAGTTCGTGGAGAACGACGGTTGTTATCGTTTCAAGCCTCGTGTTGTCACCTGTGGGTGGCATCAGGGATTTCCCGGATTTACTTCTTCTTCTTCGCAACCTGTGGGGACGTAGAATCTGTCATCTTCTTCTTGACCTGGCGTTGAGCAGGCAATTTCATAATGAGCTGAGGCTTGGTCAAGTTCGTTGCGTTCAATGCGGACGTGATCAAATAGTGCACTGCGACCTTGATGTCAATGAAATAGAGGAAGAACTTGAAGGATATGTCACCTTTCGGGTCCAGAGAATACTCCAAAACATTGTCAATTTCTTCTGTGCCATGAACGTTGTAGTAGTCGAATAATTTCACTACCAGCGGCGTGTCAAAGGCCCCAATCTCCTTGCAGATGGAAGCCAGATACTCTGCGACTCCCGAAATCTCGGATAAGTTGATGTTCTCCGTCCGGTACCAAATCGTCTTTGCAATGGTCTCGATGTACAGTTTGTCGTCGATGTTCTTATTGTTGACGTTCTGCTCGTGGCTGCGAATAAGGCGTAGGGTGTTCAAAATAGCCATCAAGACAGCCCTCTCTGTGTCGCACGGGCGGACCAGGTTGTTCGTTTTGTCCCAGCAGCTTTTCGGCAGCATCAGAGTTGGAGCGAAGGTCATGGGCACCCCGAATGATTCTCTGCTGATGCGGTTGGGTTTGACTTGGCACCACACGGGAACACATGTGTAAACCTCCTAGTGACCTTCATTCCGACCACCCCAGGACCCCTTTGTCTTCTATCTCTTTTTCAAATTTAAGAAAAGGGATAGAAGAGAAGGGCCTAAAGGGAAGAGCAGCAGCGATTTGTCCGTTCAGGTTTACACATGTGTTCCCGTGTGGTGCCAAGTCAAACCCGTCGCAACCAAGTCGCAACCAAGTCGCAACCAAGTCGCAACCAAGTCGCAACCAAGTCGCAACCAATTGTGTCTCGCTCCTCTAGATACTCGCCCCTACCACCAACAAGCAAGCAAGAGAGATGGAAAACAAACAAGTCAAGTTACTCCTGAGAGGCACCACTTCGTCAGGGCACAAGTCCAGCGATAAGAATGACGGCGACAGGAATGACGTTCACACCTGGAGCGAAGAGGAAAGTCAGAAGCTGCTGAACTTGGTTCGTGATCACGGTACTGCATGGAAGAAGCTGACAGAGATGCTTCCAGAACGTACAGAGGCTAGCATGCGCAACCGTTATTTGCGCATGATGAACAATTTCAAAAAGCACGATGGCTTCTATGCAAGAAATCGCGCGCGCAACCGCAAGCATGAGCAGAAGACAAAGCCGAAGCCGAAGGGTGAGGAGGGTGAGAAGAATGCGGAGGGTACGGATGCTGACGAGTACCCACCAATCTTTCTTGGTAACTTTTCGGTTGATGACTTTGATGACTTTGATGACTTTGAGCTTGCTGTTCCGACCGTTCCTTCGACACCCACGCACTTCTCGGTGATGGAGATAGACCCGATGGAGACAGACACGATGGAGATAGACATGTTCTCTTTGCTTGGCAACGTGGCAATGCTTAACTAGCAACGGAACGATAAAGTGAAGTAGGTTGTATGCCTTCTCCGAATATGGACAAGTCCTGGTGTGTGTGTAGAACTGTTATCGTGTGCACTCTTGACGAGGGGAGGTTGGTGGTGGTGGTTCCATTCAGTGTGATTGAAATGGGTAGTGGACGTGACAATATTATTGAGTATATGTTGTCAGAATTTTCGTCGCTGAATTCGGGGCATACGATAGGTACACATATCGGAGGGTAAAAAGGGTTAGGAATCCTATAGTTACTTAATTGACTCAATGAATCAGTCAATAAATTTTGAACAACTGTACTTTCACTTCCATTTATCAACGGTGGCCTACATACAGAAATTGGATGTTCCATTTCACTGCTATTTATTTTCATTAGTCGTTGATATATTGTGTCTTTTACGTCAAAGTTCCCTTGTGTGTCGAATTCAAAATGTTTTGATGGTAAAATAGAAAGTTTAACATTGTGTACCTTTCCTTTGACTTTGTTTATTTCTGATATTATTTTTTGAATGGTTCTATTGTAATCGTGATGATTCCTTTCTATAACAGATGATCCCTGGATAGCGAAATTTCCAGCATAATGTAGTTTTCCATTGTATGTAGCGTCTTTCAAAATGTAAACATCAATTATTTCAATGCTAGATATTTTGTAGGTTGGTGTGGGTTGCACGTTGATGATTAGTCTTGTATTTGATTCATGAGTCATCGTAGTTGTTACATTTTGGTTCCATCCGGTCAATTCGTCAGACCTAGATACAATGTTCAATATGCTTGTAGTCGTTTGTTTCCATGAATTGTTAACAACATCTATTGTAAATGAAAAGCCTTGTATCACGTTTTGTGCAGACAATGAATCCGTTCCTGTCATGTTTGAAATAACTTCTGTACTAACGAAATTGATCTGTGGGGAATAGATAGTTGTTCCGTTTCTAAAAAAGTCTTCGGAAAATTCAAACACTAATGGAATGTCAATGTTGATGTTAAAGGAAGTTGGTGTTGCCATTGGAAGAACGAAATCGAAGGAGTCTTCGATAAAATTTTCAATCAGTGTATGTTGAGATATTTCATTTGATGGAAATAACTGATTGAATTGAGTTCTTAAAAAGGAAAGTACAGTATTCGAGTCAGTAACAAATATATCATCAATGAGTCTGAACGTTATACGAATATCAGAAGTCCACAGTTCTTCCTCTGTGATTATATCTCTATTAATTGTTATGAATGATTCCACAGGCTTGATAATAAAAAAAGCATTCTGGTTTACAAGATTGTTGTTACTAAGTCTTGTTGGTAGTCCAGTTGAAGTAAGTAAATGCACAATGACACTTACTTCAATAACTGAAGTAATGTTGAAAGCATTGCTTGTCTGTTGAGCAATGTCTACGAACAGATCTGACCCATCCACCGAGGTGGTTAGCGAAAACTCTACAGACTGGATAAAATTTGTCCATTCATTAGAGTCTGAAGTCATGGAGGCTCTGATATGGTCATGAAAAGATTGGTACGCGTCTTCAGTCAATAATGAAGTATCTTGCCATACGTCATTGTTAACTCTCAGCGTGATTCTTGTTGGTCCAGTCCAGAAATCCTTTTCTGATATGATATCACCATTATCCGTTATAACCTCAAGCGCACCGGGAGATGGTAGCACTAATTTTGCATGAGGTACAATAACTGGTATATTCGTTAGACCAGATCTTATTAAGTTAGAAGGGAGTGTTTGAATAGAAATTGTTTCTGGATGTATTATGTTTATGTTTCTATCAAAAGTAATCGTTAGAATTTGTTCTGATGTTTTTGTTACATTAGCATTTCTTATCAGAGTATCACCTCCAAGTGGGTTGATTGGCAACAGTCTCTCATTTTCGAAGTGCACGGGATCTGCTGCAAAAAAAATTTGAGATGCAATGATGTTGCTTAATTCAGATCGAATGACCTGTACGTTATCAATCCAAGTTTCGAATCGTAGTGTCATCACAATGTTCATGTTTTGGTTTCTCATTGTAGAGTCACTGATCACAGAATCTCCTTCAAAAAACGTTCCGGAAACAACACACTCTGAAAGAGATTCATCTCCTGGAATTACAGATATTTTGTCTGTAATGAAAGTATTTCCATTGGTAAATATCTTGAATTGAATGGAACCATTTGAATCTAAATTTATTTGAGGATTAGGTTCAATAAAAATAACCAGTTCTTGTGTATTTTGTAACGCAGTAATCTGTAGATTGTCTTGTTGTATGTTGTTAGAATATATTTCTTCTATCCTGTCAACTGTATCATTATTTGGAATATCAATTCTCAATTCCTGTCTGGAAAACCAAAAATCGTAATCTTTGAATATTGTTAAATCTTTGAATTGTAAATCGTAGCTGTTGACAATTTCTGACGAGTCAGTAAAAGTATGTATATTCGAAACTAAACCAGTGGTTTTCATTCTTAAGTTGTATATTTGTTGCAACTCGTTTTCATCACCTGTAATTTCATATTCAAAAAAATTTGTAGCAGTAGTAACTGATAATTTCTGACCAACTGACTCGTTATCAACAAAAAAATTGATTTGACTACCAGCTTGACCACCAACAGGAATTGGAACATTACCCATGGTCAGTGATGTAATTATAAGTGTATCATCTTCAATGATATAGAAATTGTTGGATACAATTTTCATATATGTAAGGTTTTTATCTTAAAAATAAAATAACAGACGATAATATGATGAATGCGAATCTTAGGGGTGATGTCAGAGTAAAGGGTTTGACGATAGAGGAATTCATTAAAAATATTGTCATAAAGAACTCTACTGGTGTTATTGAATTACCTACTACCAAAAATTATTCTATTGCAGAAGACATAGTAGACATAATCAAGGAAAAGATGCAACCCTTAGAGGCATTTCAGGATGAAAAGAAGATTATGACTAATGAACTCGCGCAGTTGGTAGAACGAGTAGTTAAGCTAGAGTCTTCCCCACCACCAAACGTGGGTTCCGAACCAGATATTGCGAGATCGATGGAAAAGCTTGAAAAGAAGGTTACGGATCTTGAAACGCTTGAAAAGAAGGTTACGGATCTTGAAAAGCTTGAAAAGAAGGTTACGGATCTTGAAAAGCTTGAAAAGAAGGTTACGGATCTTGAAAAGAAGGTTACGGATATGAAACCGAAGCGTGGCGTGGATCAAAACACATTGGATACGGCTATCACAGATGTACAGCAAAGAATGGAATCTGAGATTCAGGCAATCTCAGACGCACTGGCTGAGCTACGGAAGGAACTTGAAGAATGAATATGCGCGATTTTGGTTGCGAAAAAAAAAGAAGTATAATACAAATGTACAACAGTCATCCTTCCGACGTGGCATACGGGGGCCCAGGGTTCTTCGTTGACAATCCATCCGGTAGAGTTAGGGACTCAGCCGGTAGATCAGTAGACCTACGTCCAGATTTTGCCGAGCGTAACACACGTCGAATCTTGGTGAGAACATCAGAACTACGAAGAGATGCCAATGGAGTGTATGTTGCTAAAATCCGCAGGGCTAAAAATGTGTCCGCCATCAAGTTGACATATGCCAGCATTCCAAGGCCTGTATCACGTGTCATAGCGCAGCTCATACTTTACAGTATTCCCATCAAACGCGATTCGACTGATTATCATAAGATTGCACTACAGAGAATGTGTCGGAGTCAACTTCTTTCTTCGAACACGTCTGATGTTCCATTCTTTCGCGTGAGTGAGAACGACTTTGATTGGAGGAATACTACTTCTTCCAGTGCTTGGATAAATAGTTCTGATAGAAATACTTTTATTCCTCCACAATTAGAATCAGGTATTAGCAACCAATATGTTGATATAGATGTGTTGACTGTCAAAGTACCAAGCATGTGTAGTTTGCATAGTTTAGGTAACGCTTTTCAGAATGCACTGAAGAGTCACTCTGGAGCTGAAAACCTTAGAAATAATTCTCTGTGGACTAAATTTGATTTATCGGTTGAAGAAACTGGTTTTTCAGTATACGAAAACATTAATGATTCGGATGTATTCACAACATTTGCAGCGATAGCCTCGCCGTACGTGACACCAAATGACGGGGACGTTATTAGACAAAATCAGAGTGCAGTAAATTCTTTCATACCCATGGGCACACCACTCTACATAAAAATGAAAAAATCTAAATCAGTGTTCGTATCGAACGACACTCTTTCTGGTGCATCAACCGCGCCCGCCAATATATCTCCGTCTGTTTCCAGTATGACAGAATTCGCACCAAAAGCCTCATCAGCAAGCGAAAATACAACTGTATTTACGACTGAAATACTTACCCCGAACAGATTTGTGTATTCTTTCTCTTGTTTTGGAGATATGTCTGCTGATGACATATTGGAAGTAGTATATAATCCACTTATTGAGCTTCGCGTAACTTCATTGCCAAACGGAACTACTGCATCAGGCGGAACCATAACCAGCACAAAATTTGGTGTGAGACTCTATTATGGTAGTGTCCCTACTGCGTCTACTGGGATTCCTATCTTCTTAAGAACTGATGCAAACACACAAATTGAGTTTACGGGCGATTTGGACACCGATGGCAATTTTATCACCATCACGAACGGCACTTTCGATATAAACACTGGTGTTCTAACCAAGACCGGTACCACTGAGAAACAGGCAGTACCAGTGGGAAGTTCATTCTTTCATATGGTTAGTACAGCCGGAGCCTCAACCGGACCCGTAACTTCTATTGACGTATCTGAGGTAAAACGAACGTATCAGAAGACAAGAGACGTTCGATTGGGTTTGAGATGGGGAAATAACAAAGAAAATGAGGATTTCTTCATTGACACTAATCACAGCCTTGATAGCCCAGTGATTACAAACGATCCAAGCATACAGACCATAAATCCGAATTACGACTTTGTGGGACAGCATCGTAGAGATGTCGCATTGCTCTCTCAGTACTCCAAGAAAGTAACAGCAACTCAGACCATAGCCGTAGATACTTCGGACACACTGACGTTAACTAATAAGCAGCCACCAAATGCGAGCATCATTCCAGGAATGATTGTCACTACGAGCAATGCAAATGCAATGACTCCCACAAACACTACCACAAACGTCCAAGTCACCAGTGTGTCCACGACAACAAACCCGATCACAGTCACGCTCTCTCAAAATATTACTGTTGCAATTAATGCGGAGTTCACATTTCAAGTAGCACCGGAGAATAATAGTACATATCACAATATGTTGAGGAACACAGGCGATTTAGAAGATACTTACATTGAGCCGACAAATAATATGAGCGAAATATTCAATGTTCACGAAGTCAACGATGCTCATCAAATTCAAAGGATGTTGTTCAGTGGCCACATGATGAACGTGTCCGAACCAGCTGCTATGCCAGTATCTACCAATGCGGACCCAGAGGCAACTACGGGACAACGCCCCACATTGGACCAGTCACCAAATTTGCATACTGCGACTTCTAGTTTTTATCAAGAGGGGCTGGGATGGGAAACTTCGATTGTGCATGCTCCCACTCGATTCATCATGCCGGCATTCCCGGTGAGATTTACCGAGGTGAATGATTATACACACAGTAGCGACGCATCTTCTATTTACAGTACAACTTCGGTGTCCGCAGAGACCTCTGTTTCACCACTTGTGTCGCGTATTCTTAATGTCACGAGTGTTACACGTTCGGGTGAAACTGACCCTAGGACTGTGGGATACTATCAGTTGAACAGACAACTTGAAGATGGAACTGTCGATTCTACTTTCGATGAAGTCAATGGAAAAACATTAGACCCTACGTCTCCTTCACCGCCAACAATAGATGGCATGTCGTATTACACACCAAGGACTGAGAATACGTGTGGCATTGTGGTGACAATTGGAAAAGAAAATTATGTTGTCAAGTCGGCACGCTTGATCTCTGTCCTTAGAAACGAGACTCAATACACACTGAATTTGAATTGTGATCGCAATTACAATAGCTACAATAGCTCACCGCAACATTTGTCATCCATCAAAAACCTTGAAAGCATAAGAAATGCTCTAAGACACAAAGGATATGGGTCAGAGAAGGAACGTGCAGACCTACAAAGCAGAATTCAAACCATTGAGAACGAATTACAAAATGCTTTCCATTCATTTTACGCGAAAAGCGGCACTGGCTATGAGGTGAATGCGAATGCAAAATATTTTTCTTGGGTGTTTGAGTTGGACAGACCTGTTGAATTATCCACCGGGATATCTTCCGCACACGGTAATCCCTACCGAACAGGTGACATGTCAGTGAACAATCCTCCCGTTACAGAGAGGTCATTCAATGGAATGGTTGATTCCGCTACCCTCTTCACTCCCGGGATATACGAGCGAAACACGGGAAGATCTGCGGTGACTACTATACAGCAATGTGCACATAGTTTTTCTGTCAGATCCGGTAGTCAAGAATCTGAGAATTCGCTTCTCGTTTTGCACGGCATCGGATCGCTGGAGCGTCCCCTAAACAGTACACATAGCACAGATCCAGGTGACGTTTTTGCGGTTATGGGTGCAGAACACGACCAAAAGAAGCCTGAGAAAATGGTGTGCGATAATACAACCTTCCTTAGATCCCCTGACAACTTAGAATCATTGACTTTTCATTTCATGAATTCAAAAACTGGAGAAAAAACAGATATTGGAAATCAAAACGCTACTCTCATTTTTGATATTTATTGTTCAAATGAATGATTTCTCCAATGGTAGCCAGTCCTTAATACTTATCTTGATTGAAAAGGATTTCAAGAGATGGTCCAATGGACCAGTTTGTGAGGGTACTGAAGTAGCATAAGTTCTTTGTTGTTTTCTTTGGGGTTTTAGAGAAATGAAATCCCAGCATGACACGTCGATCATCCTTGTTCTGGTTATTGGTAACCCTGTGAAACGTGGTTGACCCACGCAATATGTAGCACTGTCCAGCTTGTATGTCAATATTTCGTATCTCTCCTTTCTCGTCCTTATATTCTACCACTCCGACAGAGTGTGTTCTTTCTATACAGAATAAAACTCGATAATCTTCTTCATTTTCTGAGTCGTAATGCCATGCGAACGACCCATCTGTTCCTGAATAGTTTAGCACGAATGTGTTCCACATTGAATTTTCGAACGGGTACAACTTCTCACCCACTGCTTCTTCAGCAAATTGTTTTGCAAATTCTTGAACATTAAAAGCACATGTTTGAAGAGTTTCATCGTCGTTGTATTTTTTTTTTAGTTCATGCCAGTATATTGCTCCGCCTCGTGAATCTGAATCAAAGGCGTTGTAACTTTTCGTCAATGAAGAAGTTTTTAGATTACAACACAATGAAACAAGTCTTTTTGATTGTTTTTTCAAATCATCCGTCAACAAAGGACCTTTTTTTATAAAAGGCACCTTTTTGTCGTCATATATGTTTTTGTTAATTTGATGCATGTAAATTCTATACCAAAGGTTTTCATTCCAAAGCCTTATGTTCATGATCAAAATAATGATCAAAATAATGACGATAACAATATTGAGTCTCATTCTTATAGTAGCGTCATTATAATTTTCAACTTTGTTGTTTTCTTTGGGGTTTTAGAGGACTGACCGTCTCATAACGCCTGTTGAACGTTTTTGTTCTATTTCACCAATAATGTCGGCTATCATATCTTTATCGGTGTCTTCACTAATAGTATTGGCTATCAGATCTTTACCAATAGCACTAGTTATCATGTTTCGTAGATCAGTGTCATTATCACTAAATGAGTTGACATCACCTATATTGTCACAGATCCCGGTTTGCAATGCTATTTGAGCAAAATCATTGTTTTGCTTCCATTCTGATGATACAATTGCAAAGGAATCACTACTACAGAAGCTACTGTCTACACCAAATATGATACACCCGAACCCTTGAAAAACAGCGATACCAAATATCGTCACAGCAGCCCAAAAAAATACACCACGGTAAAGACCACTCGGCCTGGAATTTCCACGTAAACGATACTCATTATCGATCAAAAATACAAGAACAATACAAATTACAAACAACATGGCTATAAATATATATGCAACTCCCACAATGTAATCGTTCGCCCTTGCTGTATAAATCTTTTCTCTTTTTGCAAGGGTTTCTATCAAAGGTTTCACAATTGATGTCGTTTGTGAAGAAACTGACTGAGATTCAATCAAATCATCAATTTTATTTTTTATTTTAGGAAAGACTATGTAAATTATAGAAAAAACTTCAAGAACAGTCAGGACCATGGCCACAATTGCGATGCCTAATATTTGTTCTAAAACCGCTGTTGTTGTTACCGATTCAGCTATCTTTTCTGCTATTATATTTTCCGCTCGTATTGCCTCTCCGACTACTGTTTCTCCTACTGCTTCTCCTACTGCTCCTACTGCTTCTCCTACTGCTACTGCTTTTCCGACCGGATAGGATGACATTGTTTAATCAATACCGATATTTTTGTTCGTAGATATAAAATGCAAGTTCGCAGTGCTCAAAATCAACTTTCATCCCTAGATAAAAATATAGATAATTTATGTATTACATTCGGAACATTAGCTGCGTTTTGTCTAGGACAGGGTGTATTTTGGATATATGTGGGGTCAAAACAATTTGAGAATGTGATTAAAGATAAAGTAAAAATATTTGAACTATTTTTTGACCACCCTTCAAATCAGTCATTGAAATTTTCTTTCTGCAAAAATATCGAATCATCAGTTACAAATGAAAGTACAAAACGAGTAAAAGAAATACAAGAAGAAAATGTTAAAATGCTAAAAGAAAGATTTTGGATGTTTTTCTCTACTACTTTCACATTATTTTGTATTTCATGTATATTCGTCTTTTTAAAATATCGCCGGCTGATCGAAAATTCAAATATAAAGGAAGCATCCGAATTGAGAGCTCAACGAAGAGGATTTTTAATTGGATTGTTTTTGGTGCTTTTTTCGTTCTCAACAGAAATATTCATTTTCAAATACATAATTCAGCCTTACATAATAATAGGCGACCTGGAAATCCTTGATAAAGTCATTTAATACCTTTACAGGTACTTAAAATATAGTGTCACAGAGGTGGCAACAAGGGTAGGGGCAGAGAAGGCCCAGCCCGTGGTGTTGACAGCATAAACACGTTCCCTTGTGGTGCAGACCGGCTCCATTATTGCCTTCAGGAAACGCAAACGAACGAACAGAACTCATGGAGTACATGCCAAATATCACAAACGGCTACGTCACGGGTGCCGACGATTTGCCGACGCAGTACAAGGAGGCACTGGATAAATTAGCGTCGGCACTTTTCAACTGCAAGAATGTTCTCGGTCCATTTCAACTCGAAGAACTACTTTACCAGTACGGTGCTGGGAATCGTCAGTACGACGGTGTGACATTCAAGGACGGCGAGAAAATGAGCGTGCAGGCCAGTCATCGTCATTATAGTACAAAGGAGCTGACCTTTGATGGCGCGACCGCTTTTTCGAGTCTTGAAGTTTGGGACCGAAAGTCAATGAAGGAACCGGAGTGCATCACCCCTGCCAAGTTCATGCAGTTTGTCCAGACACACGGTGGAATTGTATCGGGCTCAATCCCACCACTCAATTTTGGGCGCGATCCGATGCGCCCCAAGCGCGAGCTCGACAACGAAGTGATGGATCAAAAGATTCGCAAGTCCCAACGAACTGGCGATCTTCCTTTCAAACCGTATCGAGGCAGAATCTCTAAATGGCGCGTTAAGACAAACGCTTTTGGCGCCGGGAATGTAGTCGGTATCTGGGACGGCGAGCCGTTTTCGTCGTCGACGCTCGCCAAGCAGATCATGTTCGATGACGGCATCTACAAGTTTGAGACCAACAACTCACTCTACGTGGCGTGCGAAGATGATCGCATAGTCGTAAACGCAGCGGTCATTTGCGGGAGTGATGGACGTATTCGCCTGTCGGTCTTAGCCACTCCCACGTCGGTTCGCGTGTTGGATTATTAAGTCGGATGGAACTGTACTTAAGGTTACATCACCAGCTTTGAAGAGATTAATGTAATCGAGATTTATACTGATAAAGTGCAGCAGCTACCATAATAGCTCCAACCCCTATTAAGACTACAGTTGTCATTCCCATGAAATCGTCAATCCCATTAGCATCAGCAGAGTCCATTCCCATGAAATCGTTAACCTCATTTGCATCAGCAGTCGAAGCTGGTGGTGTAGTTACACATTGGTTCCGTATAGAATTTTGTAACTCATCTACTGTTCGATTCTTGTTGTCTTTGTATGTTTTCACTTGTTCGGGTCCCTCACCATCAAAAGACAATTCTAACTTGTTCATACATTGAAGAGCTTCTTTGCATGTCAATTTATCAAGCTTTACACTGATGAAGTCTCTGTTTGCAGATCCTGAAACAATATAGAATCCATCCTTATCAATTTGAGGCATGTGAGGCGGGGGCTGAGGGACACGTTTAGACTGACCATCACAAAGGGGAATTATTAAAAGTCATGTGAAATAATTTAGATTCTCACATTTTTAGGAGTGCTCGGGTAAAGTGCCCCTCACTGGTACCAGATGGTTAGGAAATAAAAATTCTCGGAAAAAAATCCTTGTGACTCCATCAACTTTTTGAACCAAAAAAAAATCCCAAAAGTATTTTTGTAAAAATATTTTTTTTGTTTTTTTATTTTTCTTTTTCCCCCCCCCCCCCTTTATTTTCTTCGCGAAAGATTTTAGATAATATTATAAGCAATATTTAATGATTTTAGTAGGAAGTCAACAAGTGAACTAGAACCAGGAGGGGGGCGAGGACGTACCTGGGATGGTACCATCCGGGTACCTGGGATGGTACCATCCGGATACGTCCTCTTAAAGGTAAGAAATATCTATCCATATCAGAAGGAATAAATGCCAACAACTGAGTACAAAGACCCACGTATATGTGATTGTGGTTACACGACAATCAAAATTACATTGTGGTCCAAACACAAGAAAAGTTGCAAGTTAATTCCTGATGAGAAGGATACTCGCATAGCATCCCTAGAGAAACAGCTAGTGAAAAAGGATGAACAGTTAACAGCGAAGGATGAACAGTTAACAGCGAAGGATGAACATTACCAAAAGGAGTTAGCAGCAAAGGATGAACAGATGCGCGAACAATTAGTGGCGAAAGACCGTCAAATCCAGCAACTTATTAAGAAGCCGAGGGTTGTGAACAACACCACCAATAATAACAAATACGTGGTGGAGCAGCACATTAACACGTTTGGAAACGAGTCGATCGATCACATAAGCCCACAGCAGATCCAGGCGTTACTGGCCGATCCTGTCACTGCGGTGCCACAGTTCATCAAGTTGAAACACCGAAGGGCTCCGGGAGGCGTGAATCAGAACTTGCGCATCCCAAACCAGAAACGGTCGATCTACCAGGTGGTGGTGGTTGGGGAGGGAGATGAGAAGGAGTGGGAGAACAAGTCGAAAGGGGAGGTGTTGGAGCAGTTGTATGATGACAATTCTGGTTATTTGGAGTGTGAGGCGGATGAAGATACTCGTGTGGGGGCACGGTTTTTGAATCATCAGGATAAGGTGAAACTGAGTGCCGGTGGTGATGATGGTGGTAGGCGGTATAAGGAACAACTGGATAAGATCCACTGTGTAATTTCCACTTGAGGATATCTCTGAAAGAAAACGCAACTCTCGTTTGAAGACTCACTCCTTCCCTTGAAGGTCCATATCCATTGAGTATTTAAATGGGAAATTGTTTAACTATTTTGTTCATGTTTAATAATGAAGAGACTCATATCATTAGTATGTTTGGACCTTTATTCGTATTGGTATCACAGAGCCTGTCATAAATTTGAATTTCCATGGCATCATCACCACCACCAAAAGGGCACCTCAGTCGAGATGGCTTGTTTTGTAGAGTCAGCCATTTCAGGCCTATTGATTTCTTCAGGAATAAAAGTTTATGAAAACCTCAGACACTTCAAACATCTTAAATGCATCAGGGTGTGTCGCACAACATGTGCAATGTATTGGACACTTGTGTCTACTTCACATTATTTAGGTCACAAATTAGATTATTCCGAAGCATTTCCCATCAACAAAATTCAGATAAAGCATTTGTTTCACCACGAGAACCCCAGTTACAACTTTAGCATAATACTTCCTTTTGATGTTGTATTTGGGACATCGAACTTGTTTATCAAACCCTAAGACCTTCCTGAGCTGGTACTTACCCATCATAGCTCCAACCCCTATTAAGACTAAAATGTGCAACCTAAAATTGTACTATTTCACATTTACTGACACCACAATTTGGTTCCATACCTCCAAGTAGCTCCACTTCCATATCTTGTTCAGCAAAAAAAACTTTGAAAAGGTCATCAGATAACACAAATTTACTAGCTAAAGTCTCAATCTCTCCGGTGCACAAATTGACGACTTTTGTGATATATTCAGCATTGCTATTTTGATTCAGTGCATATGAGTAAAGAATAGCCTGCAACCTGTGAATGTTGTTTATGCCTGATGGAGAAAACTTCCATTCAAAGAGCGTTTCTTCAGATATGCTATCGACCGCTCCCATTATTTTCTTGTCGCAAAATTTGTTGTTCATCAAAACAACAGGTGTTTGATGTTTCAGTTTCAAGTTCGATCCAAAGTTTTGCCATTCACTAATATGTGCCGAAAGGCATGTTAAATGAGATGAGTAATCACGGCTCATGCGCCATGCAGCCTGATTCTCATACTGCCACCAAAAAAGAGTAATATTGAAAATTACATCAGCAGTAACTACTGTTCGCGTAAGTTGATCAAGAACGTTCATATCACACCATATGTTTCTGTTTTCAAAATGAATACTCAGTCTTTCTCCCTTTGCTTGCAATAGAATATGGTTTATTACGTCTATTACTGAAGAGAAAAATCTTGCTTTCTTCATTTTCTTTTGTGTAATATTGGACTTGTATAATCTCAATGCTTTTTTTTTCAAATCTTCAATATGACGTGCGGTTATTGACATTCTTTTTTCAACAAGATTGAGTTCTTTGAGTATATATTGAGCTTCTTCAGACTCTCCGTCCTTAGCTAATATAGTATTTCCTTGTGTGAATCTTTCAAGTGCTTCTTTGTCAGGAAAAGACCCAGATGAAAAGAAGCATATACAATTCTCAGCAAATTTACCATAAAGAGTGCATAAAACATCATAGTCTGGAAATTTGCATGATTCCAAATTCCACAAAGTGTGCTTTGCTGACGTAGTTATGGAAAAAAGGTCTTGTACTTTCATCAATTTTTCTGGACTTATAGAATTAAGTGATCCCAATTTTATGATTTGCTTGTCCTCTTCCAATTCTTCTTCTGCAAAAACACCCTTTTTGAACGTGTTTCTTATGATTCTTGGCTTTTTACCAGTCTGATTTACTAACTTCATTGCGCTCTCACATGTCATAAACATATCCATGTCTGGGCCACAACACATTGTAAAGGAAAATCTTGATCTGCTTCGTGCAATATTGTTGAGTTTTGTGTTGTGATAGTGTTGTTTTGGAGTTGGGGTCCTTTTGTTCAAGCGGTGATGGTAACTAAACTGTATGACGTGATCGAACTCTCTTCCGAGTGTGCCCTGAATGGTGCTTATGACAAGCTCAAAATCTTCTTTTCTTACGGACGAAAATTCAGATCTAGACTTATTTTCGTCATACCAAATACTGAATGGAATGTCTTTTTCATCAAGAAGATTTGCCACGTCTTGACAACAGACGTGCGTTTTCATTTGTGCGTGTGGGTGCCTACACGCACATAGAATAGCCTTTGATTCGTGTTTTGGTAATGACTGTAGAATATCAAATAATTGTTCGAACTGTTCTTCGCGAGTACCACAGAACAAATTCACGCTACCCTTTCCCTTGCGCATACTTTTCATTTGTCTTCTTTCGGTAAAAGGGTGCGCTAAATTACAAAAGTCTACGATTTCTGGACAACTTCTGTAATTGTTTACCAATTCATATCTTGGACCGTTATATTGAATCATAAATTCTTCCGTTTCATCATTGACTTCAGTCTTACAGTTTTGAGCTGGATCTCCAAGCAGATCTACAGACATCCAGGGGCAGCAATTTCTTATCTTCTTCACAAGGTCAATTGCAGTGCTGTCTAACAACTGTCCTTCGTCTATGTAAATATGAGATACATTAATAAACTGCTTTGCAAAAACCCCGCCTGGTATTCTTAGGACTCTGACAATTGAGGTGGAAACATCTTTTGACTCTTCGGATAGAAGATTGTAACATATAGAATGAACTGTTCTCACTTGGTTTTTAGTTTCATAACCAAACACGTCTTGGAGTTTCATGGTCAAATTCTCTTTTGTTGTCAAATAAAAAGTCATAACAAGTTGAGATGACTTTTTACAACCTGTAGATATTAAGTGTTCTATTCGTCCCTTCAATGCTGTTGATTTACCGGAACCAGGGTTTCCAACAACAACATTGTTTTTGGTTTGACAAGTTATGTATGCTATTTGTTCTGCGTCGTACAGCATTATCGTACAAAAACAATAATACCATTTTCTTTAAATACATATTTGTTTAATACCTCCAGTGAACTCATCACGCGCCAGCAATCTCATCACGTGGAAGCTTCGTGGCAGCTTCGTGGCAGCTTCGTGGCAGCTTCGTGGCAGCTTCGTGGCAGCTTCGTGGCAGCTTCGTGGCAGCTTCGTGGCAGCTTCGTGGCAGCTTCGTTCTTTCACTGCCGCCGCCGTTGTTGGCGCTGCTGCTGCCGCCGCTGTTGGTGCTGCTGCTGCCGCAGGTACCAATAATCACCAGCTCCCTGTGCTGTCAAACTGGTCGAGGCAGCCAATAGTATGGCAGCTTGTCCGCGTGGCGGGTGGCCAATAGGCTCTGGATAATTCCTTTTCACCTTCTGGACGACGACGACGCTGGATATTTGAGTGAGGTATCGCCAGGCAGCAAGCGGTATGGGTGCCGGTTTCGCTTTTACAGGTTTCGCTTTTACATCTTTACTCAGCCTGGCCACGAGCGGACCGAATTGAGCCTCGTACGATAGCTTGTCCTTTTCTGATATCTTCCACACTGGCATTGCGGACGGTCCAGTCTGATCTTGGTACACATGTGTTACCACAAGGGACCAAATTCAAACCCAACCGGGTCAAACCGTCAAACCAACCAGGTCACAGGCTGACAGACCAGAGCTTTTCGTGATGGAAGTGCAGACACCAACCGAGCAAAACCTCTTCGTAGAAAAAGCTGTCCGTCTCTGGCGTGACTGGCCGACTGAGCATGACGACAAGACTCACATGAAGCGCGTCTATTTCCGTCATGACGACGGCAAAGTTGTCGACGGCGTCAAACTCACCGAGTCTGAGGATTGCTCTCACTCTGCAAAGCGCGCCAAGATGAACTCAGAGTCGGATGTCGAGAGCCTCAAGGGAGAGGCAACTATCAATGACAACTACAAGGAGAAGGACGACTACAAGGAGAAGGACGATGACAAGGAGAAGGACGATGACAAGGAGAAGGACGATGACGAGAAGGAGAAGCACGATTCGGGTGACAAGAAGAATGATGGAGGTGATGAGGAAGACGAGGAAGACGAGGCAGAGGAGGAAGAGGAGGAAGACGAGGAAGAGGAGGAAGAGGAGGAAGACGAGGAAGAGTTCAATTACAGGGCTGTTTGCCATCAGGTTCTGTACATCGATGAGAATGGCAATGAGGAAGAGTGTGGCGGTGAGACGAATGGATGCTCTCAGCTATGCCACTCGTGCAAGCAGGCCATGAAGCGCGGCTGGTTCGCGTAATTCAAATACCCTCAATCACGAACGACATACGTAGTTCTGTCTGTGAGAAAAAGAAAGCAAAAATTGAAAGGGAATATGCATGGAGTCAAACAACACAGTACATATCCAATCTCCGATGTTTCCTCACTAGTGAACACGATAACTTCATTCATTTGTTCATTCATTTGTTCATTCATTTGTTCATTCATTTGTTCATTCATTTGTTCATTCATTTGTTCATTCATTTTGAATGTTTAATATAATATAATATCTTTTTGTATCATAAATCATGAATGAAGTGGAGATTGTTGTTTCTAATGATTCTGTTAATTCAATGTCTGCGTCAGAAGCTACAAGGGGTTCTATTGGAGCGAATTTTTTCAACTCAATACTTACAGTATTGGGAATAAGAGTTCCACACCAAAAGTTGTATAATTCTGAAGATCACTTTGTTACAAAATTAAGAAATATATTTTTCAGTCCCTTTAGAGTATATTCTGTTATTGTTTTTGGATCTCTTTGTGTTCTTCCAATCAAATTTATTTCAGATATGACAAAGTTCTATACTGACGAATTGTTATTGCATTTTGTATCAGAGACGATTATTCCAATACAATACGTTTTGGCTATATTATATTATGGATCTAACCATATACAGTTGTACTATGACGTTATCAAGCCTGTGAAAACAAATAAACGCAAATCTGCATTGACAAACATACGAGACATATTTGTTGATATAAAAGTAGAAAATAAAAGTTTAGATTTTGAAATGTTGATAAAACAACCCTGCAGAATAACTATCAAAGTTGTATCCTGGGCAATAGTTCTAACAATTGTATTATCCTTTATAGGGTCATTACTAACATCATCTTTTGATCAATATAAAGCTTACTATCCTTTTTTTCTTGCAAGCAGACTGCTCGGAAGAGGTGTCATTGTGACAAACGTATCATCTTTTGCATTTGTTTTTTACAAACATGTAAAAGTATTGAAAATATACGCAAAAATTCTGCAAATGCGAGATTGGTCTAACCAAAAATACGACAAGATCTCAGTAATGTTGATAAATCTGACAAGATTAAGAGAATCTCTGAAGATATCTACAGATGCATTCAAAAACCTATTCAGCACCGGAACCATTTCAGGAGCGATCATAATCGGAGTGTTGATACACGGTACTACTGTTAGTGAGTCAGCAAGATGGGGATACGATAGCTTCATAGTTATTTCAAGTTTGTTTATTTTTCAATCCATTGTATTTGGAATAATAGCGAAACTTTCATTAGCAAAAGAGATGATAGAAGACGTCACTAAAAATTCTGAGTTCGCATCAAAGTTTTTGTCCAGAAAAAAAAACGCGGATGCCACCCAAATCGCCACGGAAAATGCATCAACACTTGACTACTGGTTGATAACAGATATACTGTCTGGAGAATGGTTAGATTTCAGTGTTATGGGAATACCTATTCACTCTCTTTCATTTATAAAACAATGTGTATCTTTGTCTTCAGTTTTTATCATTCTTGCAAACACCGGTACTTTAACATTATTTAACGAATGTTGAGTTGATTTATCAATCAGAATTTTTTTTATGTTTTCATGCAATTCGTTAAATAATTCCTCATCTTCTTTTTCACGTTCTATTATTTCTATAATAATGACATTACAAGGAAAAACCCATGTATCAATATTTTTTGTATCCTGATAACAGTTCAAATTCACATTGGGGCGAATCTTTACCTGATAAGGTTCGTCCGGTTCAGACGATACAGTTCTGTGACCCATATGGTATCCGACACTATATCCGACAGATGTAGATGCAATTATTACAAAAGATAAGAGAATGAATTGTCTCATTTGAATTTACATATATTTAAAGAAACGAAATCATACACATACATATGAAGAGTGGTGGTCATAAAACACTTTCAGACATTGCTCTATTAGTTCAAAGAAATGAAGACCTTCACATCAAATGCAAATTGGAAAATGAACGTCTAATATTGAAAGTTAATCGATTGGTGCGAAAAATAAACATTTTAAAGAGAAAAATAGCTACACAGACCAACGGATGTCCGACTACACCTTTATGAGATCTGGAACCGCAAATCAAACAGACAACAACACACTCAGTATTATGCACAATGTTGTAGCACTTGTAAAAACTTTAATGGAAGATGCTATTAAGAGTGCAGAAAAGTTCGTTATGTCATGTGGAAGAACTCACATTAAAGACAAAGACATTACAATGGCTTTGAAGTACGAAACACACGAATTTTTGCTTCAAGGTGAATCATTGGAGTCCAAGTTTGCCGTAAATTTAGAGGAGGAAAAACAACACACTTATGAGACTGATGATGAAGAAGAGGAAGACGAGGAAGATAGTGAGGAAGATGGTGAGGAAGGTGAAGAAGAGGAAGGTGAAGAGGAAGGTAAAGAGGAAGGTGAAGAGGAAGGTGAAGAGGAAGATAACGAAGAATACTCGACAACTTTGAAATCAGATGATGCAGAACTTATCGAAATTCATAGGAAATTTCTAAAATACCATGAGGAATGGGATGAATGGGAGCCTACCGATCAGTTATCAACCTTTATGAAATCAACTGTTAACAAAACTTCTTCACAGTGTGGTGTCTTTTGAAATACTAAGGGTTTGTACATTCCTAGTCCCAACAAGACGAACACGTGTTCCCTTGTGTCCCCCTTCCCCTGTGTTCCCCTGTGGTCCTATTTGGGTCTTGGTCGAAAACACCTAAGTCACATCCAGGCACCCCAAGAGGAATGGACAACTTTGACGAAGAGAAAAAAGATCCGTCCTATGTGCCCCCGCCGGGTTGCGCCACCCTCGATCTGATGCTGGAACAGAGGACGACCAAGAAGCGGAAGCTAGAGGAGACTGCGAAGACTGCGAAAACTACCTCGCCTCAAGTGTTATGGGCCACTATCATCTCACCTCCTCCACCTACACCTATCTGGCCACCACTGCTCTCACCTCCTCCACCTACACCTATCTGGCCACCACTGCCACCCGGCCCTCCGCCACCTCAAGCGTTCTCGGACACTGCCTCGCCTCAAACGGCTTCGGTGGCAGAGAAGACGGCGAAACATCTCTCCTACCAGATGTCGCAGCAGATCCGCCAGCTCCAGGATCGGGTCACCTTCCTGGAGAAATTCGTTCGGCACTAAACAGATACTTTAGAACTGTGCACTTACGATTCGGGGACGAAGTGCGTGGGGGGTAACTTTGTACATCTCTGCATTTAAGTGTCGAGTTGCTCGTTCATAGTCTTTCTCTTTCTTCGCCCGTCTCGCGACTAGAAGGCGTTCAATGTCTTTGTAGAGATAATTTCTAAGTTCATCTTGTAATTTCTTACCTGTATATTTTTCCTTGAAGAACTTCACTGCCGTAAGACATTTAGATGTAATGTTTTGGTCGCCTCGTGCAATAGGACCACAGATTGTCATTGCTACAATTGGTTCCATTTTGATGTGTGTTTTTTTCCTGGTGGGATCCATTCTCTTTCCCCTCTTTCCCCTCTTTCCCCTCTTTTCTTTAGTCACGTCCATTTTATTGTACTACTTATAATTTTTTTATTATTATACATATAAATGGTTCATCATACCGAGTGGGACAGAAAAATGGATAAGCGTGGCGGATATATGCAAAACGATCATGATGAAATGGAACAAATAATCAAAGAAATGGCACCGGGAGGGGCACATTATCATCCGTTCAAAGATGGTAGCGTAAAGACTGACTCTCAAATTGTGCACGCTGGAGCCTCAGCAGCAGTCGTACACAAAGGCGCATCATATGACCCTTCTTTACCAAGTTTTTACCATGGACAGTGGTATCAATCTTCATATTCATTCTTTATGGGTGCTGTTAGAGGAATGTCATTAATTTTATTTGTGTATTTTTTTATGAAGATTTTGAGTATGGCCAGTAAGGCAATGAATAAACGCACTTCCCGCTCTAAATCTAGATCACGTTAAAAACAATTAAAAACAAACAATTAAAAACAAACAATTAAAAACAAACAATTAAAAGGAGTTATTTAACTAAATCAATGTTAGAAAAAGCATTTTTGGTGAGTGCAGTACCATTCGTATATCTATTACCATTTTCACATAAGTTGATAGATAAACACAAAAAGACTATAATCAAAATTCATATGCTATTGGTTTTAACACTTTTGTTTGTTTACTTCACTGTTAGAAGTCTTTGGTGTCCTAATTGTAAAGATCTACCAAAACAAATAAATTCAAGATTGACTAAAGAATTCACATTCAAGGGGTGCAAATTGTTGTGCCATTATCCAACACGCAAAACAAGAAGAAGAATATTGTTGTTTCCAGGACTTGGAATCAGTGTTAGAAGAATGCTTCAAGAGCCGTGTATGGAAGTATTTTTAGAAGATTCGGAAATAGTTTGTTTTCAATTAAGGGGTTTGGGTGAAAGTGATTGGAATGTTGACCTAAGTTCAAAATCAATGCTTGATGATTCACTAAATATGATGACAGTATTCGAGTCTATGACAGAGAAAACACTTGATACACTTTTTATTGGTTATTCTTTGGGTTGTTTTGTGTCAATGCAATCTTTGAGTCACACAGACAATATGGGTATTAGATGTAAGAATATACTTTTAGTGAATGGGATGTGCAGTGGTGCCAGGATGGTTGCTCATTACAAGATTTTTGCAACACTTCTTGGTGTCAATATCAAACCGTATTTGAAAACATCTAATGTACCGATAACAATTCTTCATGCAAAAAATGACAATACCATACCAATAACCGAGGCACAGGAGTTGAAGCAAGAATGTGATGCAATAGGAAGGTCATGTACTGTGTTGACTTGTGACGGGGATCACAGTAATTATACGATCCCTAAAAGCACAACATCATATCTCAAATTGCTTTAGTTTTTTATGACATGGAAAAAAATCAAAAAAAGATTTCCTTATCATATATAACATGAACCCAATTTCATCACGAACGAGATCACGACATGATGAAGATGAGCAAATTACAACTATACGATTACGATCATCTATAAGAGGTTTAGAAGGACTTTTCATATCCATACCGAGACATTTTGAAGATGATGACGACACTTCAGATTTTACATATGTCGAAACAGAAGCGACCGAGGAATCAGAGGATAGTTTAGAACGCTCAAATGTGAATGTAAATTTCGAAAAATTGAATAAATTCTTGGTCAACAAATCAAACAAACCGGAGGATGATTGTCCTATTTGTCTCGATGGTTTCAAATGTCGTCAGCATGGTAGAAAGCTTCAATGTTCACATGCATTTCACAAGAAATGTATAGACCGCTGGCTTACAAAGAATACACACTGTCCTGTATGCCGCACTTCTGTACAACCATTGCAGCCTACTACCACAAGGAGAAATATACGTATACTAAGGTCGGCAAATTTATAAACATTATCTACGACTATTTATAATGAATAAGAACAGTGCGGTATGTAAGTGCAACAACCCGGTGGTTCTACAGTGCAAGCCAAAACCAAAGGAAGTTTATTACTGCTGGTGTGACTCTTGTATGAACGGTACGTCGGAGCCCAAGAGATGGGTAGAAGTCCATAGATCTATTAAGAGTATCATCAATTCGAATAACAGGCTTCACCGTAAATACACTTTACCAAACAGACCTAAAGTGCACCGTGTCATATGTAGGAATTGTGACGAATGTCTGGCCATGTTTTACGAGACATCTTCCTTTGCAAGCTTACCGCCTCATTCAAGCCGCTCTAATGCCACATCATGCAACATTTTTCACAATGCAAAACGCCATGGAAAGAAGCGGGGCGCAGGCCCTAGCTTTCCATCATTTCCAAACAATGTTCGAGACGCATGGGTGAGTAAAGTAACCGCTTCGCCTCGATCGAAACAGAAAAGGTCGAAACTCACATAACAACCCCATTGATCTCTTTGACGAGCTACACACTTGTGTTTCAGAGCCACACTCACCTCCACCTCACACAACACACCATTTTCGACACTTGGTACTGGCCTTACGCTATTCTCCGGGTGGTTTCGGGAGCTATCAAGTAACCAATGTAATTCGCTAGAAGAGTAACTTGTTTGAAGAACATGGTATTTCCCTTTTTAGACATTCTGGATAACGGTTCTTTTTTTGCTATATTTATTGCGTTCTTTACATTTGGCATTTTTCTTAGTTTCCCAGTTTTTGAATCGTTTTTAGTCCATTTCTTGTTTTCATTGACGTAAATATGTGTTATTTTACCCTTAGAGGCAGCCTGTTTCAATTTTAGCCATCTATTTTTTTTCCTAACCAGTGATTGCAGTTTTCGTTCGATTTTCTCAACACTTTCCCAAGCTTCATCCTGTGTTTCAACAATTGCTTCTTTTCTAACAGCATTTTGTTCGTTTTCAAGTTGTACCTTCCTGGTTTCTATTTCATTTGTTATGTATTTGACTTTAGACACGAGCTTTGATATTTGAGGGATGTATTTGTTTATTTCTTTTGATATTTTTCTATCACGAATTTTATCTACAACAGCTGGATTTATTGCAACATGCCTAGATTTTCCTAAAAACAAGAAATTTGATGCACATGATGATACATTGAGCAATCCTTCATGGAAGTAATCATCAGCTGCATATTGGTATACTTCTCTTAGTTTTCTATCCTTGGAAAACATGAGTTTTAGCACGTCTTGAATGTTTTTAGAAGTTTTGAATATCTTATATATTTTTTTAATATTATCGGAGTTACACTGCTCATCTAATCTTTTTCCAGATTTCACACTGAAACCAATGAAGTGATTATACAGAATTTGAAAATACTCACATGGCTTACTTGGTTTGTGAAATTTCTGTATGAATTGTCTTGTAGCTTCCATTTTGTAGCCCAATTCTTTGTACATGTATTTTAGAAGAAATCTATCTTCTTTGTTTATGTTTTCGTTTATAAATCTCAGGTGAGATGACTTTAGTTTTCTTGTGAACTCCTCAGATGTTCTACTTTTTCTTCTTGCGAGACGGTCGGCAACAACAACATGTGAAGAATTTAGATCTTTGACTATTTCTTGAAAACTAGATGAAGCACTTTCAATGCCTGATCTGAGGAAAAGATTATCGAGTGTGGCCTGTTTTCCCCCATTTTTAACCTGCTTTTTTACATTTTTAACTGATTTTAACCTTCCTCCGCTATGAATTATGTCACCAAATTCTGGCGGTGTAGCAGCTAGAGGGTTGTTATGAATTGCAGTTTTTAGTGCATTGTGAGATATCACTTCTGGTATTTTCCCGGGTATGGATACAACCACCGCGTTATCAAGTTTGCCTTTGTGTGTTATTGGTACTATTGTTCCTATACCCTTTTGTAATATAGCTAATGTGGTGATACCATTACCCTCCGGTTGTTTTAGCTCTTCTTTTAAATCTGAATCTGTTCTGACTTTCGCTTGCTCGATAGTCGTCAGTCCCTGGAATGCCTGCACGGGGTTTTCCTCCAGTTGTTTAAAGCGCGCTTCTATTTCATACAAGTCTTTACCGACCTCCATCTGATTTTTGTTTTTTTTCAATGTGGCCTTTGCTTGAGCCAATGCTCTTTTAGCCTTCGCCAATTTGGCTTGCTCTTGCGGTACCATAGCTGCTGTTTTTTGTGTATTCTTTTTTTTCTTTATTGTTTTCGTAAGGTCATTTACTTCTTTTTCTAGTTCATCAACATTTTTCTCCAAATCTTGGAGTTTAGGTCGTTTCTTTCTATACAAAGCGAGCTTCTTTATTCTTTTTGCTTCAGAAGACAAGTCTACTATCAACTTGTCAAAGTTTCCTTCAATACCTAGAGGCGTCTTTATTTTGGGTATTTCATAGTCCATCATGCGTTTCACTAATGAATTTATGCCACCACAAAATCTCATACTATTATTTTTACAATGTTTCTCACAGTCCGAATATTTTTTTGGACCGGTGCTTTGTGCAGAATTCACATTTTGGATGCTTGCTATACAACTCCTTTTTTGAAGTTCGCGCAAGTCTTTCATTTTCATGTTTTCCATATCTTTCATTTTGCCAAATTTTTCCAATCTATTTTCCCAGAAGGTTTTGTCGAGTGACCCATTGGCAATGGTCTTGTCATCTTCCATGCATGCAGTGTCTCCAGGAGGGATGCAGTAGCCGTGGAAATACGCATTTGTCAACATATGCGATGCGTGCCCCTCTGGGTTATCATAGAATTCTGTCCCATCTCTTATCTTCTTGGGAGGAGGTCTTAACCCAGGCTTACCCTCATCCGGTTTTTTCCACCCGAGGAGATCTTCATATATGTCGAATGCTGTTTTCTCAAAATTCTGGTTGGCCCCCTTTTGTTTTTGCGTTTCGTAATCCTGCATTTTGTTCGGTTTTTCTCTACCGAATTCTTGTGTCCATTCTTTTGCAATTTTGCTAATAGATTTTTCACTCCCACTCAAGCCTATAATTTGTCCCAAAAAAGTTTGTGCATCATCACCTGTGTCGATATCAGTCTTCGTCACACCAGAAGCAAATCTAATTATGGCTTTCTGTTCTTTGAACATGTGTTTCATTCCGTAAATTTCTGACATACACCCCAGCGTAGTTTCATACTTGTCTTCTGGGTTGTCCTTCAATACATCCAGATGCTGGCTTGCTATGAACTCTGATACGCACTTATATGGTTCAATGAATTCCATTATTTTTGTTGTGTCCTTCATTTTGTCTTCAAGTTTTTGTTTCATGGCAATCAACATTGAATATTTCAATATGATGCTCCCCAACTTGCTTGTGCTTAAGTTTGGGGCACTGTTGACACTAGGAAGAGATAGACTTGCATTGTTTGTCAAATTCTTTAAACTTATCATACTCAAATTGGCCGACCCGGCAATTGTTGATTCATCATGATTGTTGTTATTGTTGTTATTGTTGTTATTGTTGTTATTGTTGTTATTGTTGTTATTGTTGATCACCCTCATCTCCCTCGATATCGGCTTATTTCTCCGCTTCTTTACAACCTTGTCGTATGCAAGCATAAGCTTTCGATCGTTTAGAGCGCTCAACATTTCCTTCAATCTATTACTGTTTTCTAGCCATAATTCCTTACTGTCTTTCCTCAAATCCTTGGTACTGTACAACTCGCTAAAGTTTGATGTGTCTAAATTCAAAAAATTCGCCAGCGCGAGTAAGGTTTGATCCCCTGCTTTTTGAATGAAGTCTTTCACATTGAACTGTTTCTTAGGTCGTGCTAATACAGCACGAGGTCCCACCCTCCGTGGCTTGATTTCTTTTATAGGTTTTTCCTTTACCGGTTTTTCCTTTACCGGTTTTTCCTTTACCGGTTTTTCCTTTATAGGTTTTTTTCGAGGGGCTCGGGGTCTCTGACGCTTGGGTTGCTTACCAGGGGGGGTGATCCCTTTAACTTTTTTCTCAGCCGTTATTATACGGCCTGGTTCTATCTCTCTCAATTCTTTTTTTATTTCATCAAGATTTTCAGATTTTATTTTGAAATAGTTTCTAAACGCAGTTAGTCCTTTCTCATTGACAGAGTTTATTAATTCTTGTGCGTAAATTGCATCTGAAAGAACGGTATATGGATTTTCTGTCTTTTTGGGATAATATTTGATTTCCTTTAGAATTGCTGCACTTATTCTTTTTCTCACTTTTTCTTTTTGCTTTTCTTTCATTGCATCCAAAATTTCTTTTTCCTTTTCTTCTGTGAAACTAAATTCAGTACTTTTATTGTAATTCGAAAATTTGAAATCTTCAATATTTTCTACGATCTTTTTCTCTTTATTATCTATGAATTGAAAATCGCTTTTTTTAAAATTCATCTTTCTTATAACCTCGTTATCTACAACCCCCTGTCCAGTGGGTGTTCTAAATTTGTAGATTTTTGATTTATTATACTTAAACATACTCGACAAATATGAGTTAAACTTTTTATTACTGAAAAAAATCAATTTGTTTTCTTGAAAAAGTGGATCATTTTTCAAAACAGACAAATTCAAAAAGTACTTATTTTCGCCAGCTTGCCCTAACTTGTTCCTCAATGTTGTAACAGCCCTTCTCACAAGTTCACTAATAATGAGTTCTTTGTTGACTTTCTTTGGTGAAAGTGGCGGGAGAGTGGTAGTCTTCTTTTTTAACTTATTCCTTAACGCTTTTCTTTTTTTGTCATTCAGTGCTTTTTGTTTCGCCTTCAGTTTTTGTTCCTCTTTTGCTCGCTTCTCTTCCTCTTTTACTCGCTTCTTTTTCTCTTTTGCTCGCTTCTCTTCCTCTTTTGCTCGCTTCTTTTCCTGGGGTAGTTTAATCATTATCTTTTCAGATTCACGAAATAGCCGTGCTGCCTCAAATATAGGATTATTACTAATTATTTTCGTAAAAGTTTTAAGATCTAGCTTTTCGGATACTTTCTTACCGGCAGGGGTTGAAGCCTCTATAGTTACATTATCATCATTGTAATTAATGTTGATTATTTTTAACAAAGATTCACCGCCAAAAATTGATTTCTCTCCAGTTGGGACTTTTAAAAAAAAACCACGATAGTCCATACTTATCTTATAATACATAACATTTTTATCTATCCAACGACAATAAACTGCATAACCGAAACACATGGCAGACGGCCTCTCAAATGGCAAAACTAGCTCAAACCCAACCACCCAAACCCAACCGCCAAACCCAGCCGCCTCAAACCCAAACCACTGTATTGGACTGTATCAGACAGATCGTCAGTGACTTCCCCTGTGGTGCTCGCACAAAACCGATCGTGTCCAGAAACCCTCGACCTCGCACCATGGACCATGAGTACACTCAGCCCGCGGTCCTCATGTTTGACAAGCTGCCCGTAGAGCTGATCTGCCGTCTAATTGTGATGCTCAATGGCGGCGCGATCGGCAACGACACAAGGCCCGAATATGGCTACCTTTACCCCGGCTACCGTGGGGGTCGCGAGCTGTACTACTTCAAGATCTCGCGTGACGCCATGACCTTCTGGAAGCACGTGTGCAAGTACCTGCGCCTCACCTACAGCATGAACGACCATACGTATAACATGCTGTTCTCGGACTACCACAGCCGCGAGCACTACATCCCGCGCCACCTCTACGCCGGCAACCCGAAGCCGTGGATAATGAGGCTGTGCTTCGGTCCCCAGACCCACGAGGAAGCCTTAGCCATCGAGGCTGCCGAGGCTGCCGAGGAAGCCAAGATTGCGGCCAAGTGACCCTCGTGTTCTTGAAATGATGTTTGGTGATGCCTTTCATAGGCAAAAGTACAATCGTTAGGATTACCAACCACATTTATATTGTTTGTGATTTTATCCAGCGGGGCATATTAAATTTGCCGTAATATTTTGTTTTCAATTTCGTTTTCGGGCATTTGATATTTTGACCGAGTAGTGCGTTTCTGTGTTTCGGGACCATACGGCTTGTCGCTATACTTATCTTATAATACGCAAAACTCGCTCAAACCCAACCGCCCAAACCCAACCACCCAAACCCAACCACCCAAACCCAACCGCCCAAACCCAGCCGCCTCAAACCCAAACCACTGTATTGGACTGTATCAATTTAAAAGCGTCTCTCTTCGAGGGGCTTGCACATCAATGACCACACGCAAGCGCTCCTTAGAGTACCCGAACGAATGCTGCGTCTACGACTCCGAAGACTCTGAGAATCATCCACATAAGGCGAGAGACACCAACAACAAAGACGGCATGCTCCAAGACATCGACAAGCAGCGGAACCAGTCATTTAAGATCAATTTCTCAGACCTTGACCTATCATCATATGATAACAAGAATTGGGAATACATCTATCGTGAGGCGCTTACCACATCATTTCATAACTATGTGAAGAACGCAAAACCTTTGAGGGACATGAAAGAGGGTTTGAAGACTTGCAACGACACCAAACAGCGTACAATCGAATCCTGCTTGAGGAATGAGACCGAGGTGGTCCAAAATCGATGCGGATATTGTCCGAAGGACTTAAGTGGCATATATGCCCCGCGTGACCTCGCGCACATTGGTACGTCTCTCAAGGATCACATCGATATACTGATCAATGACAAACGCTATGGTAAAAGGGACAAAGACGGTGTATGGACTCCAAAGGTTTCACTCATAAAATTAGTTGAGGCTCTCGTCAAAAGTCACGAATACTCATACTTCGCACTTTGTTGCAAGGGCTGCAACAAAGGAATGGAAGGAAAGAAACCTGAAGAAGTTCCTAACAAGATCAAGTTTTCGTCCATCAAACATCGACTTCCGACGGATA